CAGCGATACAAGTAACTGCCGTGGCATTGGAGATCGTGCGGGTCGAAGTGCAGCCGATAACCAAACAACCGGAAACCGGTGCATCGTCCAACACGCCACCAGTTGCGGTCGTATACAGAGGCACGTTGTCGTCGCAGTTAGCAGCAAGGTTCACTTGCATCACACCGGACAACTGCACCCAACCGTAATAGCCCGAGGCAATCGAGACTTGCGCGAAACCGACGCGCTTGCTGCTTGCCGAGTTGGTGGTAGTCAGCAAAGCAGCAGTCTGCGAAGCGGTAATATTCACCGCGCCATAGGTGCTGATTGCTTCAGAGGCTTGCACATACATCGCTTCACCACCATCGCTCAACAGCACTTTCGTGCCGGGAGTGAATTGTGCGGTCGATGAAGTATCGGTAAAGTTAGTGCCGATAACACCACTTACGCTGAACGTAGGCATTTTATTTTCTCCTTAAGCAATCAGCACGCCGCAAAACTGCGGGCCGCTGCTAGTCAAGTTACCGGCCCAACCAATCAGCTTAACGATAGCGTCTTGGTTGACTGCTTGGCGTTCGCCACCGATAGGAACGAAGTTCCGGTCAGCGTGCGGACGGAACATCAGGTACTTGGTGTTCAGGAAGAACATATGGTTAGCGGTTGCAGATGAACCGATACCACCGTCAAGCACCACGTCCGAAGCCATACCAGCGCCGAAGTATTTCAGCGAGGCAAAGCCAGCACCAGCCATCGACGAACCGCTGTCGGTAATACGCTGAATCGACTGAAGCGATTGCAGGTACAAACGATAGTAGTTGTTGTCGGCCACGATCAGGTCAGGCTTGTCCGTACCCCGGATCAACTGAACCGCAACGCTGTCCATGTACTGCTGAATGTTGCTCGCAGTAACAGCAGCACCGCCGTTAGTCACGCCGGAGAAAGACACCGAGCGCCAAAACGTCCAAGTCGCACGATCAATACCGCCGTAAGTACCGGTGGCCGGACTATCAGGCACAGCAGCGCCCAAGCCGGTCAGGTTCTTACCTGCATTGCCCGTTCCGTCAAGGTACAGGTCGCCGCTGATACGGTTGGCGATCTGAGCCTCGGCAACAGCCATACGGCCATCGAGCAAGTCGATGATCGCTTCCTTGCCGCTGTTCTGAATCATCTCAAGGCCGCTGATCGAAACTGCCGATGCGTATTGAGTGATCGAGAACTGTGCTGCACTACCATGTGTTCACAAGGATTCGTTACTTCCTTGCCGCCCTTTCGGACTGCTGCATATTTCTATGCAGAGCAGACTATCTCACAACCCTTTCGGGTTCTTTGCACTTCGAGCCACTTGGCTCTACGAGGAGTCACCCTCTAGTCGTTACACCTTCCCTTGCGGGCTTGGCTCGGTATTGCCTTCAACTTAATGGTCAGGGTTTCACCGAATTCACAAAGTTATTCAGTGCAGATTTCTCTGCAAGGCCACTAATGCGTCAATGGGACTGTTTTGGCTCACGTTCAACACTTCATAGCCGCTATAGCTGTTGGTGTTGTTGGTGGCCGAATCGTTGTACATAATTTCCTGGCAAGGTTGTTACGAGCTACAACTGCTCGGCGTGGTCATTTCTGCCACACTCTCGAACTTAAGTTACTTCAAGTTATATTCGAGTTCAGACTATCGCTTCACCTTTTCAGGTGTTCTCTCGCTTAGTCGTTCACGGTGCTTTCGCTTCCGCCTTGTTGTCCCCTTCGGGAGTTCCAAGTCAATCAGAGAGAATTCTCACATCTGCGTTTCAATGCAGAGTGACCCCAACATTAAGGATTACATTTCCGCCCGAAAATGTACGCACATTCCCGCGTTCTTTCAGTCGGCGCAACAGGGCGTTGTTGTTTGTTACGTTGTCAGCGAGTTCACCAGTACGACTTTGGATGTTGGTCGCAATGATATCGCTGATAGAGCTATTGGCGAAAGCCATTATATTCTCCTATCAGTTTTTAAAGTCGATCCGCTACGCTGTCAAATTGTTCAGCAAGCATAGATCGTCGATCTTGCGCTTTGGTAGCCGTTGTCGCACCGGGTGCGGCGCTTCTGACACTAACCGCTGCTGCTCTAGCCTTCTTCGCAGCTTGATTCGCTACGACCTTTTGCTGAGTGTCAGCTTGGGCTTGTCGGCTCTGCTGAACTTGCTGATAAAGGTTGTCGTCTAGGCGTATTGCTTTTTCATACGCTTCCTCTAATGTAGCCGCCACACCGCTTTGCAGTAGCGAAATCATTGTCGGTCGCGCTTCCTCGAAATGCTCAGCCTTCATTGCGAAACTGTTGATCTCGCCTAACAAAGACTGATTCTGCACTTGCTCTTGCTGCTCTTTCCAACTCATCACCTCGCCACGAACTCGATTCAGTTCCTGTTGAAGTGCTGAGATATTCGGGTCAAACGGTTGTTGTTGCAACTCGCCGCCCAAAGTCACACCGTACTGCTGTGCGAGACGCATAAAAAGTTGTTGCTTTTGCTGCGGGTCGCTAAAACGTAATGCGTGATCGGCTTCCATCAAAGCCTTGACTGCTTGCGTCGGCTCAATGTTCAGCCCGCGAATGGTGTCCATGTACGGATTCAGCACCTCTTGGAACTGATCCGCAAGCCTTGCTTTTTCCATCAGGGGCTGAACCCCTGCCTTCATCTGTTCTTCGCGTTGCCAGGCGTATTCCTTCAGCCTATCGTCAGCAGTCTGCCAAGCGTCGTGATAATCCTTTTTCCACGACGCGGGAGGGCGCTTCCACACCGGTTCTTCAACAGGCTGTTCTGCCTGCTGCATCATTGTCTGCTCGGGTTCTTTCGCCGCAAACTTACCTTGATCGTCGCGGGGCACATCTTCGCGGGCAGTCTCGCCTGCGGGTGCGCTTTCAACTTGGTCAAACTGTTCCAGCAGCTTTTCTCTGCGGGTATCTTCTACGGGTGCAATAGCGTTCAGATCGGACATTTATCTCTCCCTGTGGGGGTTGCGGGTAAATCGTGCGTCGTCGCGCAGTTTGTTCAAAATCCTGTTTGCTTCTGCGTGCGTAACATTTGACAGTTGCTGCCTCAAGACTTCCCTGCGGTTATCTTTAACCGGCGCAACTTTTGTTTCCATCTTCTCATTGCCGACTTCGATGCAGCCATGCGCTTGCAGGTGTTCCCTGTGGCGGCTGCGGCTCGTAATCATCGAGCCGTCAATCATTGACTGATAAGGCTGAATGTCCGGCATCACATGATGCACAGCAGTCGGTTGGTACTCGCCAACTTCTATCGCCTCACCATCAACATAAATCCAGCGTTTTCTCATAGAAGTAACAGAATTTCCTCGTCGTCGTTTTCAACGTGCTGATGCCATATCTGTTCAGCATTCTTAAGATCGGCAATCAATTTATCAAAATTAAGATTACTTGTCAAAATCTGTTGTTTGGTTATGTAATTCAACGGCTCGACAACTTCGGGGATATCTTCCTTGCCTTCAACAATTCTTTCATACAGGGCGAGAACTTCCCGGCGACGCTCCTCCCGTACCGCTTTTTCTCTTGCAAAGCGGTCTTTCAGTTTGTCGCCATCATGGGTATCAAGGTCGATCAGCGTGGGAACGTAATCCCACGTTGCTTCGTCCCATGTACCGGTATCCCAACCCCCGTTCATGTTGCGATTTCAACTCCCACCGCTTTACCATCAGGGCCACGGATGATACGTTTTGGTGCAGCCATGACATTCAGTAAGTTGTCAATCTTGCCCGCAGTCTGATCGTGCAGCATCGCCATATCCTGCTGCAACTTCTCGACGTTTTGCAATGCCATCTGCACGCCGTTGCCTAGCTCGGCAGTCATGCGTTCAGCCGAAGCTGTTGCAGCCTCAACTAGCGGGATATCAACGCCAGGGTTAGCCCCAATCCTAGCCACGGTAACTTTTGTTGCTGCATCAAGCTCAGTTTTCCAGCGGTTGTATTGTTCTTCCATCTCGGCTTTTTGACGGTCAAACTCCAATTTCTGCGCGTCCATCTGCGCCCGCATCTGTTCAACTTCGACTTCGCGCTGTGTTTTGGCCTGTTCAAGCTGCAACTTTGCTTGATCCATTTGCATCTGCGCTTGCAACTTTGCTTGCTCAATCTGCATCTGAGCCTGCATCTTGGCCTGTTCAAGCTGTCCGTCTGCCTGCATTTTGCCTTGCGCCATTTGCTGTTCTGCTTGCATTTTGAGCATTTCAGGATTTGGCTGCGGCTGCGGCGGCGGTCGGTTCACGATTTTGTTAATGCCTGCATCAATCGAACCCTCAAGCGAACGCGCACCTTTGAACGAAGAAACCATAAATTTCATTGTCTCGCCGATCATCGGGATCATTTCCGGCGCTTGCGTACCAAGCGGCAAGGCTTCCCGCAGGAACGTTCCCAAGGCCGAAATAAACTCAGCCCGATCCCGCTTCATTTGCTGTTCGTCAAGCTGAACAAGAGAATCCGCAGCCACTTCAATTCGGAAGTTACGCAGAGGCTTGTCTTTCAGCAATGCAAGAGCTTGGGGGATCAATTGCTGATCTTCGGGCTGCAACTGATCCGCTGCCGCATATTGCAGAATCGTCTCGGGTTGGAACTTGGTGCAAATAACCTGCGCCTTGAGCCTGAGAAGCCCCGTAGCGAACAGCGCCACATCCTCTTGCATCGAGCGCAGACGGATCGAGGCATATTGCCCCTTGATCTGCTGTGCTGTGGCCGTCTCGGACGCAAAAGACGATCCTCGGATAATGTCCGAAAGACCTGTGATCTCATAAATTTGGTTTTTGATCTCAGTCCGCGCCTGATAGCACTGGATCAGCGTCTGAGCAATCATGTCGATCGGCAGGAAGTCGATCGCGCCTTTCAAGCCACCTTTCTCACCAAACGCCAGCCAGGTGTCAACAGGCAGTAGGGCGTTGTTCTCGCCCTCAGTCATCAGTCGCTGCAATGCGGGCTGTGACGCGTCATAAACGCCCCTAACGCGCAAAGCCTTGACCAAGCCATCTATGCGGTCGCTGAGAATATCAAGCTCGTTAGCCTGATCCTGATACAGCACAAAGTCGGCCACCGGCACAAGGGTGTCGCTCGTCATCGTTGCGTAAAGCGGACGCGGGCAGGGGAAAAATCCTTCCAACTCTAGCGGGTCGTCGCGCTCGTCAATGATGTTGGGCATCGACTTGCTGAACCAGTAGACCTTGCCGGTTTCCTTGTCCCAGTATTCACAAATCTTTGCGCGAGTGTGTTCTTTCGTGCTTTGGCCATATTGCTTGAGGGTATCAGGGCCTGCATCGAAAGGAATCTTGTTGCCGACTTCCTCGCCGAAACGCTCAACCAATGCCTCGCGGGTCATGTAAACCCATCGCCAAACAGCGGGTACTTCCTCCCATGTACGCGCTACTGCATGGCCGAAGTCTTTCCAATGCACGTAATCAACGGGAGCGCATTCGTACTCGATCTGTTCCATCGGTTCTTCACCGGCCAGCGCTTGATTTCCCGCTTCCGGCTCGTCTATGTCCTCGGTAACTTCTAGGCCATCTTCCGGCATATCAATCGCTTGAACGTGCGGTTCATAACGCACCCAAGACGTGCCACGCCCGCCAAGAAAACGATCCTCGACGCAATGCTTCATAGTGCTGCGGAAATCAGGGTAATGCTCAATCTCGAAATCTAGTGCACGCTCTATCAGCAACGAGGCTACCCGTCCTACTTGGTCGTTATCACCGAAACGCCTTGACACATCAGCTTTTGGCAGACGCGCATAGACAGCAGGAATCAACGTCTGAACGTTTGACCAAAGGATATTAAACTTGGCAGTTTCGTTCGTGTTTTGGCTGCGGTTATCATCGCGATAACGCTTGATGATCTTCTGAGCGCGGGCTTCCCACTTCTTGAAGTCGTTGTCGTAGGCTGCAACGTTGTGCATCAGCTTCTGCAAGCCTGTGCTTTGTTCTTCGCTCATTTATTTCGCTCCGAGATAGCGCGAGCCTTGGCGAGGGCATCCTCTTTACTGGATGCACCCCACGCTTTCAAAGCCAATGCCAATCGAGTAGGTTTGCCGTTCTTTTCCATCGGGCCAGGCATATTGCCCATGCGTGCTAAGAATGAAGCTCGACGCGGGTTATCGCCTGCCTTGACCGGTGGCTTCAATGTGCCGCCTGTCTCAGCTTTGTACGAAGCTCGCCCCTTGGCATTCAGACCGCCCCCGGGATTCTTGCCCTCGCTACGCGTCCATGCTGCGCTCATTTTTTCTCCGGCTTTGCAGTCTTAGCAGATTCGCGGAAGTCTTTAGCAGTCGGCGCGCCGGGGTCGCCAGGCTTACGCATACGCTCACCCGAACCATGCTTGATCCGTTCCTGCTTCGCTAGGATGTTGGCGTACAGCCCCGGCTTGTTCATTAGCTGAATATCCCGACGGCCATGACTTCAACGCCTGCACCGGTAGTGACTTTCCACGCACCGTCTGCGCTAACAGCATTGACCTCGATGTTGTAGACGTTGATGCCTGTACCTGCAAGCGCGGGCAGTACGGTGTGCGTCAAGATGCCCGTTCCCGAACCATCAACGATTACGACGTTGCCTGATGCTGCGGTGGTCACGGTACAAATCAGCCTATGCAGATAATCGCCTTTAGCGCCCGTAGCGCCCAAAACTTGAGCGGTTTGACTTGCTGGAACGTGCTCATATTGATACCTGTACGGATAATTAACGCCACTCATATTCGTGCTCCTTTAGGTTTAGCAGTCGCCCACATATCGTTCAGGGTAACTGTGTTCATCGGGCCTACCATCAAAGGCTTGTCTCTATCCGGCGCTTTGACTGCCGGTTCTTGCCTCCACGCAATCGCCATCATACGAAAAGCGTCTGCGGGGTGGCTAGTCCAATCGTGTCTTGGGGTCTGTCTGAAAGCCTTCTTGTCCTCGTCGTACTCGCGCTGATACTGCTTCAGCGCCTCAATGCCCTCGTAACATTTGTTATCGAACCACACTCGCGGGAGCATATGCCTTACAGCTTGGATGCCGTCCTGCACCGACAGATCAGGAACGATAGCCAATGACGCAATGCCAAGATATTGCGCGAGTTGCTCAATGACGCTCTTTCCACCGCTGGCAAGGGTTTTAGCCTTTGCGTCATGCGGTAACCAATGTTTACCATAGCGATAACCTCGGCCCTCGATAACTTGTGCAAGCTCCTCGATGTTTGCGCCCGATACCGCGTAGAAGTCGATAACATGGATTTCTCCCCGAACGACCTGATACCACCAAATAGCCGTGTCGTCCCGATAGCCTAAGTCCCATGCCGTATGAACGGGCAAGTTAGGATCAACTGAAACGCTTGTTACTCTGCCTTCTTGTTCCGCTTCCCTCAATTCTTGTCCGTAAAAAGCTCCGAGGATTGCAGCTTCAAATGAGCATTCGTACTCCTGCAAGTACTGATCCTCGGATAATTGCGCCCTTGCTGCCGAAAGTTCGGATGGTGGCAACAAGCCCGACGAAGAAGCGGGGAGGCGCAGCAGAAACCGCTCGTGAGGGGAACGAGCAGCATTTTCATACACCGACCAAAACTGATTTTTACCTTTAGGCGTACCACCAAAAACCGCCCATCCCTGCTTGTCAGATAGTGCTGGACGGATGACGTTGCCCCATACGCTAGGCTTGAAGTCGCCGTACTCGTCCATGTAGACACCGTCAAAGCCCAAGCCGCGCATAGCATCCGCATTGTCAGCACCAAACAGCCTGATCTTCGCCCCGTTCATTACCGTGACCGTCAAGTCGGCCTCGTTGCTGTCTGAAATGATCGGCTGCGCGAAGTTCTTCAGATAGTCCCAAACCACGCTTTTAGCCTGACTGCGATACGGTGCTACATAGCCAAACAACGGGAACGTCGATCGACAGGTAGCCGCTGCCCTGATAACGTCATTGATAGCCGCTACAGTTTTGCCTGCTCGTCTATGCGCTACTAAGCATCCCCACCGCTTCGTCCGCTGATGGAACGGTAAGAATTCTTTCCTCGTCGCATTTGGGGGCGTTACATGGCTCGTCGAAGTCAAAGGGCCAAAGGGTAAGGAAACCGAGGATCAACAAAAGTTTGCGCTGCAATGGACAGGGTGCAGAGCAATCGTTCGGGACGTGCAGGGAGTTAAAGATACGGTCGAAATCATGATTGCTCAGATGGTCAAATTACGCGCTTGACTGCCTGATAAATTCAGAATATCATTGTGAAATTGCTGAAAAAGGGTGAAAAATGTCGAAATACAACGAATCGGCGGCGGCGTTTGTTAGTGTTCTTTTTCACTCAGCAACCGTCACGCACTTCATGCACTTGCAGACCAAGTCATTCGCGCAGCACATGGCGCTCGGCGAGTATTACGACGCAATAGTCGATCTTGCAGACAAGTGGGCAGAGGCGTATCAAGGGTGCTATGACATTATCACTGGCTACCCTAAAGACTTCCATTTGGCCACCGATCCGGTCAAGTACCTGACGCAGATCAAAGAGTTCGTAAACGACATTCGCAAGGACTTGCCACAGGATAGCGAGCTAAACAACTTGGTAGACGGCATCGCGGATCAGAGTGATTCGACCCTGTACAAATTGCGCTTTCTTAAGTAATAACATTAATTAAGTATGCTAACAATATCTGTTACAAATCAACGACATGGCAGCTAGGAAAAGAAAGATAACTTTATCTGACTCATGGCGAGAGAAGATTCAAGCCAGTCAGATTATGAATCGCTTACTCAAGCACGTTGAGGGCGAGATTGAGCTATCAGGTACGCAGGTCAAAGCAGCGG